CCTCTCCGCTTTCATCTGTCAGAAGCCACGATGTAACATTAATGGACATAGTTGCTCTCCTTTCCAAGTTATCAAGTCGGCGGCGGCTCGTCAGAATCATCGACAATATAGACGCTGGAGCCATTCTCGTTAGAATTGCTCCCACCGCTGGAAACAAGACCAATACTTGCATAAGTTATGCTGGCAACCGCACTGTTTCCTGCAAGGTCAACCGCCTTGACATAATAAGTTCCGTTCGATGTAATTTGAATCCCGCCAGAGCTATAAGTCAACCAGTTGCTTCCATTCGGAGAATAGGTCACAGTCGCAGATTCGTTCACGGTTGCCAAAAGCGTATCGGAAACCGTAGCACCAGTGTTACCGGAAAGTGTGATCTGCGGATTCGTGCGGTCGATATTTCCGACATAATAAGACGCGACCGATGTGAGGTTACCGGAATCATCCAAACCGCGGAAATACCGCGTTCCGTTTGTCGTTACCGAAACTCCGCCTAAGCTGTAGGTAAGCCAATTCGAACCATTGCTCGAATACTGTTTTGAAGTGACGGCAGAATTGTAACTTGCCGTCAAGGTAACGCTTCGAGCAGGAGACGAAGTATTTGCCGTGACGGTTGGAGCCGCATAAATAACGGAACCACCTGACGAAACAATGGAAGAACCATCACCCGAGCTGGTCGAACCGCCTGACGATATAACACCGGAAGTGTATAGCGGAATTCCAGTAATACGATTCCGAATCGTGAAGCCTTCGATTTGCAGGACAAAAACAAACGCCCCGGTCAAATCGTAGCCGACGAGCTCGCCAATCAGGCCGCCTTTTGATTTTGACATGCCGATCCAGTCGGCCAATGCCTCGTTTTCCATATTCGGGATCGGAATTAAAAATTCGGTGTAGTGCCTGGTCTGCGTGTTTTCGGCATCGGCAGGATCCGTGTATTCCTCCTCCACGTTCGAAACCGAAATATTATCGTTATCTGCAACGACTTTAAACGCGGTTTCGTTATTAAAATCGGTATCCATCACAAAGGACCAGGCGACAATATTCGAGAACGCCGCGATCGGGTACGGCTCCAGGTCGTTCGCGTCGTCAAAAAGACGCATATGCAACACAACGGAAACGCCCCGCGTCAAGGTCGGCGCCGAAACGGTGCGGGCGTTCGCATAATCGCGGACCACGCCCAGCGTCTCGTTTGCCGTGGTGTAAAATATGATTTCCTGCATGAAAACTCCTTGTTTTTAATGGTCGTATTTGACGTAATAAGAAGTCGAAGTTGTTTCAAATCGAAATTCCGTGCCAGCCTGAATCGGAATAAAATCGGTAATGCCACACGATCCTGTTCGATATTGATAAAATCCGATTTCCGCAGAATCAAAATAAAGTCGAAAACATCCATCGGACAAATTATCATCATTTCGGATAGAAATACGAATCCAGCCGTTTTCAGGTATCGAATAAGTCGTGCCTTTTGTCAATGCCGTGCCGCCTGTTCCAGCCATAGCCGAATAAATCGGCGCTGGCATTCCAGATCCACCAATACCAGGAGCAAATTTCACAAAAGAAGAATTCGACGACGTGCTATAAGAAACAGTCGATCCATTTGGAATATAAACGAATTTTGTGACGCCAGGCGATCCCGTGCGGTATTGATAAAAACCTATATCAGCGCCATTTATCGTAAGCCGAAAACAGCCATCAGATAAACCACTATCGTTTCTAATTGAAACGCGCAACCAGCCGTCCGACGTTGCAACAAAATCCGTTCCATTTACAAGAACAGTTCCGGAAGAAGAAGACGTAGTAAGCGCAGCATAATCGGGGAAACAAAGTCCAGATCCGCCGCCACCGCCGCCCGTTGCGGAAATTTTAATCACGCCCGCTGTCGATCCGTCGATTGAAACATTATTGTTTCCAGGCTTAATTATTACAGATCCAGTTCCGCCAGTAAGCGAAATCTCCGCCGCCGTGCTGCCGGAAATCGTGGAAGAAATGCCTGTTGCGCCGACGCGAAACGTTCCGCAACGGTAAAGCGGCAGCGCCTTCGACCAGTCGTCCGTCCCGACGTAAAAGCGCAAGCATCCGTTCTGGTGCTGGCCGTCGTCAAGAATGGAGATTCGGACCCAGCCCGCAGCGGGCGTCGTGTAGGCCGTGTCGTTCGTCAAAACTTGCGGCGTTCCGTCCCATTCATCCGCGACGGCAAACAGCGCGACGCAGTATTGAATGGGAGAATAATATTTTATCGACTTGCCAGCAGGGACCGGCAGCAGATAAGTCGTTCCGATCCCTTCGCCTGTCGGCATAGATCCGCCGGATGGCAGTTTGTTCAGCGCCAGATAATCGGGGAAACCGATTCCATCGCCTCCACCACCGCCGCTTCCGGTGTAGGAAATGACGTAAGGCTGGCCGTCAGTGCCGCCAGAAACACCAATATCCGTTCCGCCTTCGATTTCCGAAGAAATAGTAGGCGAAATACCGTATGCTCCGCCGGTAATTTTTACGCCTTTTCCTTGCTCGTAAACAAGGCCCGAAGAAATACCGACAAAAATCAGTGCGTGAGTTGTTCCGATCGGTCGAATATATTTTGCGATCCCACGTTTTGCTTTTTTAAATGATCCACCACCAGCGACAGGCTTGACATATTCAAAAGTATCGGTCCCGGTTTCAGAAATAATCGGAACAATCGCGGCCCCCATTACAAGAACAGATCCCACTTGTTTCGGTCCGATCTCTTCCTGTGCTATTCCCCAGCTATCCACCAACATGTGATATTCACCATCAATCATGGTAGCAACGGGAAACGCATCTTCGACTATCGGGCCTTCCGGGATTATAACAACATTACCAGCAGCGATCGTCTCGTCGGAAGTCGGATTATAGCCCTTTATGCAAAGGCTTCCGGTCGTTTTTCCGGCTGTGATGGTACCACTCAAAAAACCGTTCATCCGGTTTACAATGTGCCGGACTTCGTTCGACAATCTCGCATTCGGAACGAACTGATCGCCAGCGTTTACATCAGGAAAAAAGCCCATTTTACAGCCCCAGGATTGAAAAATCTTTTGCCTCGAAAATGGCCTCGCAGTATAGATCGTCGATTTCGGAAACCAGCGTTCCGCTGTCGATCTCGGTCTTCGGAATTACCCAGATATACTCGAAACCGGCCTTTTCGATTGTCCGATCCACGCCGGCGACCTTGATCGTCTTTTTCTCGTTCAGCTGCACGGCAAAATTAAACGTAACCTTAACTTTCGAGCTGTGTTTCAACGGGGTAACGAATGAGCCGCCCAGAAACATCACTTCGCCAGGGTTCCAGCCCTTCCATGTGTCGCGGTTCACGCAGCGGAAAAGGCTATTCACTTTTCGCATAAACTTCGTGTCAATTACCTCGCTATAACGCATGGTCCGCGTGAACGCGAGCCGCATCTGGGCCGCCGGAACGTCCACGCCGGCGACTTGCATGTCCGCGCCGCTCTTGCCGTTCCAGCCTATGAGGCCGCCAGCGTCGCGGGTGCCCCAGTGTCTTTGTTTCAGGCTCCGGGTGATATGCTCGGTGCCGGCGCTGCATTCAAACGACATGGAGGGTGCTTCATCGTCGGTCCCGCCGCCTCCGCCGCCGTTCGATGATGTAAACTCATAGACGGCGCTGACGTGGTAAGTGGTCGCGTTGTCGCGGCTCGAAATTTCGATGTAGGAAAGCGGGACGCCGCGGTAGCTGGTCGCCGCGTGTTCGTGAACAGCCGCCAGCGCCGCGTCCTCGTTCGCCGCATCCGAAACGATAAAAACGATTTCGACGGACCGCAGCGAGCCGTCCGCGTCGATTTTCGAGGCGTGGGCCTCGTATGCTTCGTGAACATTAGGCATAAGCCAGTTTTTCCTCTTTCAGCTTGGTCAGCATTTTATAGGATTTGTCCTGGAGCGCGATTTGGCGCTCCTGCTGGGAAACCATCGTTTCGGTCGCGTGGGCGGTGCGGTCCTGTGCGGAGGTGTCGAAAATCTGGTCCAGGGCCGACAAACTCCAGGATCCGACGACCTTCGGGTCCGTCTTCCTGCTGGCCTCCGCGGCGGCATCCTGGGCGCGTTCCAGGCGTGCGGTGTAATCGTCCATCCGTCCCTGTGCGTCGGTGATCGCCTCCTGGATTTCATGCAAGGCGTCCTTTTCGGTGTCGGTCAGATCCGCGCCGCCTTCGGAGTTTTCGCCGAGGAATGCGGCCAGCTTGTCGTTATACTCGGAAACAGCCTGATTTAGGGCCTGGGATTGGCCGTCGATCAGGACGCGCAGATAGCTTTGCAGGCCGGTGTAATCTTTCGCCTTGTTCATGGCGTCCAGGTCGCGCCCCAGCGCCTTTTCCTGGGCGTCCTTCTCCAGATCGTCCATGAAACGCGAAAAGCCGCGGCGTTCTTTCTCCTGCCGGGCTGCATCCTTCTTCCGGGCGTCGGCTTCCATCTTGTCGTAACCTTTCATCGCCTGGTCCCGGTCAAACTCCAGGCCGCCGATTTCTCCGGCCAGCGCCGCCGATCTCTGCCAGTCGTCCAGTTCGCGGGCCCGTTTCTGCTCTTCCTTCTTGCTTTCGATCAGGGCGTCGATGTTCTTCTGGTACTCCTCGCGGAGTTTCTGGATCTCGGCGATTTCGTTTTCGAGGCTGGAGCGGCGGGATTTCGCCAGATCCTCGTCCATCTCTTTCAGGCGCTTTTCCGCCTTCTCCAGATCGACGGTTTCCTGTTCGATGATTTCGGCCTGTTCCTGGATCCGCTCGGCGGTGGTCTTTCCCTCGCCGCCGGTGATCGCGTTCTGGTCGTTTTCGTCCAGCATTTTCAGGCGATTTCTTGCGGCGTAAATCTTCTGCAAAATGACCGTAGACTTCCCGCCGTTTTCTTCGATCTGGCGGACGGCTTCGTCCTGCCGTCCCGTGATCTGGGCCAGCAGATTGTGATTTCCCCAGCTGTAAAGGCTTTCGGTTTCGGCGTCGAGGGCCTTTTTCTCGGCCTCCAGTGCGGTGATCTCGGCCTGAATCTGGAGACGCGCCGTCTCCTTCATCTTCGCGTTCATCCTGTCCTGTGCATCAGCCGCGAGAGAAAGGCTGCCGACGCCCTTGTCGAGCGACGCCCAGTAGGCGCTCCCATACTGCGCCAGGTTCTTCATCAGCTTTTCCGCTTCCTGCATCTGGGAGGCGGTCAGGCGGCCTTTCTTGGAAATCTCCTCCAGCTGTTTCAGGCGATCAAAATCGACCATCGCATTTTGGCGGCCAGTGTCGCCCTTTTCCCGCAGTTCCGTCGCCTCATCCGCGGCTTTCTCCGCAGCATCGGCAAACGCCCGCATTTCCTTCGCCGCAGCGGACGCCCGCAGGGCGAAAACGGAGAGAATGGCGACGCCAGCGGCCAGCGCGACCGTTACGGGGTGCGCCAGCAGGGCGTCCAGGGCCATTTTCAGCACGACGACGGCGGCGGCGGTAACTTTCGCGGCGACGGCTTCGGCATAATATCCGGCGGCCCGCAGCGCGGACGCCCCGGCGGCCATTTTCGCGGCGACCATGTTGGTGACGCTGGCGGCCAGGACGGTCGCCGCGTGCTTCGTCGAGGCGGCGGCCAGGAACAGTTGCTTCGCCGAGAGTTTCCCCAGGGCCGTCCCGCAAACGGCGGCCCGCTTCGCGACGAGAGACGTGGCGGCGCTGGCGACGTCTTCCGCCGCCGCCCATTTTCCCAGCGCGACGACGCCAGCATCGAGCGTGAAAACAATGACTTTCAGCGGGGCAAGCAGTTTTCCGAGGACGCTGGCGAGCAATAAAATAATCTTAACGCCAGCGCCGCCGGCCAGCAGTAGATAAAGCCATTTCGAGAACGATCCGATCACCTTCGCGTTTTCCTGAATGACTTTTCGCAGCCAGCCGCAAATATCGGAAAGCCGCTCGACCAGCGGCAGGAAAGAAACGGAGACGATTTCGCCGAATGCCAGGGAAACGCCCTCCGCAGCGGACGCCACCTTTCGGAGTGCGCCGCCGATCCCGTTTTCCATCAGGTCCGCGGCCCGCTGCGCTTCTCCGTCGGCTTCGTCGAGCTTCTGGACCAGTGCGTCGATCGCGTCCACGTTGACGGCCAGCGTTCCGCCGCCCAGGGATCCGCGGGCGTCAAAAACTTTTTCCGCGAAATTGATCTGCTCGGCGTTTGTCATGCTTGCCATAGCGCGGGCGATGTCCGCCAGCGTGTCCCTCATCCGGCGCATCGAGCCGTCGGTGTTTAGGGCTTCCACGCCGTAGGATTTCAGGAAGTCGATCGTCTTCGGGTCGGCCAGCTTCTTGTAGCTTTTCCCCAGGGCGGTCCCGGCGAGGCTGCCGCGGATTCCCATATTTGCCAGGATCCCGATCGAGGCGGCAGTGTCTTTCAGGTCGGCGCCGGCGCGTTTCGCGTGGGGTCCGGCCATTTTCATGGCTTCGCCCAGGTCGGTCAGCGTCTGGGCGGAGCTGTTCGCCGTAACGGAAAGGATGTCGGAAATCTGGGTCATATCCTCGGCGCTCATGCCGAAAACGCGCATATTATTTGCGGCAATCTCGGCGGCCTGCGCCAGATCCGTCCCGGTAACGCGGGCCAGGTTCATCATCGGCTTAATCGCTGCGCCGATCTCGTCAGTATTCAGGCCCATACGACCCAGGGCCAGCATTCCGGCGGAAACCTCGGAGGCGGTAAAGCTCGTTTCCCGCCCCAGCTGCTTCGCCTGCTCGGTGAGCTTGTCAAATGCTTTTCCCGTTGCGCCGGTTACGGCCTGGACCATCCGCATCGTGTCGTCAAATGCCGCAAAGGATTTCATGGCGCCGATCACCGGCACGTTAATCGCCGCGAAGGCCGCCGCCAGTTCAGTCGTCGCAATTTCAAAGGACGCTTTCAGGGCCTTCATACTGTTTTTCGCCCTGTCGAGCCCTTTTTGCAGGCTCGCGTCGTCAAGTGTCAACTTAACGAAGGCGGCTCCCGCCATTACTGCGCCTAATGCCATTTTCGTCTCCTGGTCCCGGTTTACAAGTTTTCTTTCCTTTTATATCCTCCTTAAAACAGAAAACGGGACAATTTTTTTCCGTTTTTTTCTGAAAAAAGCGTTTTTTACCGCTTGCAAAAGGATGTTTGACGGGGTATATTTTAGAAAATCAAAATCAGATCGGAGGTCATAATGGGAATCGGAATATTCGTTTTCGCCTGTCTGGTCGTCGTTGCAATCGGTTTTTATACTGGTTTCTACGGCGTCCTGGTCCTTCCGCTGCTTTTCCTCGGCGCTCTTTTCTGCACCTTCATCCAGGAAAAGAAATAAAACGTGTTAAGAAAAATCCGGTTTCGCATACACATCCGGCGCGATATGTATGCGAAACCGGATTTTTTTATACAGATTAGCCCTTGCAGAAAACGTTTTTCAGGAGCTCCATGCTTTCCTCGGTGTTCAGCTGGATCCGCTGCTTTGCCTTTTTCCGCTGGTGAATAAACGGATTCAGCGTCTTCGGGTCTATCAGTGAAGCGCCTTTTTTTCGGTTCAAGTTGATTTGAAGGGCCAGTAAATGCGACGTTTGCGACCAGGCAAAAACGCCGCGGCCATCGACCATCCAAATCAGCTGGCGGAGGGTGAAGGGGTCAGGATTGACGCCGAGGATCCCGGCATATTCGTAAATGAGGCATTCAACTGTTTTTCTACCTGCTCTTCGAGCTGGCCGTTTTCCAGTATTTTGTCCAGTGCCGCCTCGTTCCTTGCCGCGATCCGTTGCGCTATCTGGTGGATCTTCGTCAGCGCTTTTCGTTTCGCGGCTGGGGTAAAATTTATGATTTCTTCAACAAGGGCATTTGCCGCAGCTTCGACCGCATCAGCGTCGAGCAGTTCCGCGAATGCGGCGTCGGTGATCCCCGATTTTTCCGCCTGGGGCCTGCAAAGTGAAAAAATAACATCGACCAGGGCAAAGGGATCTTCAATCAGTTTTCTCAGGGCTGCCATCGACGCCTTTCCGTCGCCTTCCAGGGAAATAATATTTACCAGATCGACCGTGGTGTCCGCCTTGACGCGCCGCGCAGATCCGACCGTAAGTTCCAGCGTCCAGGTGGTTTTGTTTTTGTCTTGAAAAGTGGTCATGTGTGTCCTTTCGTTTTTTTATTTCTCGCCAAAAACTCCCGTTCAGGCGGGGCGAGAGACGCCCGAACGGGAGAACCGAGAGGAACGGTTTTTCGCGGATCAGCTTGCGCCGACCCACTGCGGGGCGCGAGAGATCAGAGTGGGTTTCGCCGTGACGGAAACGCTGGTGGCTTCTTCGAGCGGCTGGGAATTGTTGAAACCGGTGATCACCCAGTCGGCATCCAGGCCCTTCCCGGATCCATCCGAGACGAAAAACGCCAGGGCGGTGTTGGAAAGGAACGCCTGGAGCAGCGCCTGGTAGTCGCTGTCGGTCGTGTCGTAGTTCATTTCAAATTCAAGGCTCGCGTCTTTCAGGCCGTCGGCGTAGGTGCGCCAGCCGGCAGCCGCTCGCGTCGTCACGTCGATTTCGCCCTTTTCAAGGTTCAGCGTGACATCCTTGACGTTCTTCATTTCGGTCGCCGCCTGTGCGCCGGCGGCCCCGCGGAAAAGTTTGGCATTGATGCCAACGACGATAGAGTACATTTGTCTTCTCCTTCTATTTGGTGATTGAGTTTTTGAGGCAATCGGCGATAAAGGTCCTGGATTTTTCCAGGCTTGGGCCCATGAGCGGACGGGGCGCGATCGCGGTCATTCTGCTGGTCGTCGGGAAACCGAAGATTTCGACGACGGTCCGGGCGACCTTTCGCGCCTGCTTCTCCGTGTAGATCTTGATCGAGGAAAGATAGACGCGGCGGCCCTTGATTGGGGAAAAACGCTGGAAACGCTGGTACTGGGAATTGCTCCCCTTGCCGCCTTTCTCGCGCATTCCCTGGTCAATGCGTCCGCGTCCGCCTTTCCGCATCTTCGCCTGCACGGATTGGAGAGTGAGCCCCCAGAAGGCCGGACCGTAGCCGCGACGCTTCGCAAAGGCCGCGATGTCCTGTTCGGTCTTGACGCCTGGGAAATAGCCCTTTTCCCACCAGTTCGCATTCGGACCCAGTGCGGCGGTTCCGCCAAATTCCAAAATGTTCGGGATCGGCTTGCCGAAGGCGTTGGTCCGCTTTTCTTTCAGGAATCGCGGACCGACGTATGCGGTGAAATCGTTATAGTCGACCTCGTACAGGATCGATGCCTTGAAAACCGCGTTGTGAGCATACGGAGGTTTGCCGGGCGGCGAGCTTTTGTGCTTGCGTCGCTTCACCATTCGCCGGGCGACGCCGCGGATGTACGCGGCGGCCCGGTTCAACGATTTCCGGCTGCCCTTTGCGATGGCTCGTTTCAGCGCGTCGGATTTATCGGCGATCGTTACCTTCGCGTTAATCATGGGCCAGGACCTTCACCGTTACGACCAGAACAGAAACGAAAACGCGGTTCTGTTTGATCCAGGCCGCGTCGTAGATCGGGTCGGCCTGGACGCGCATGATGACGGATTGCGTCGTCGGCAGGCTTTTCCGCTCCAGTGCTTTCATCAAATCCTCGACCAGGAGGATCCGATCGTCGATGTCGGAAAGTGCGATTTTCTCGCAGATCCCGACGTTGAAAACAGCGTTTCGCTCGGAATAGCCGCGGGTGGTGGTGGGGCGGTCGTAGCTCTGCGGGGTAACGACGATCTGGCGCGTTTTGACCTTTTCCAGGTTGATGTCCGGGCAAAAGTCAACGACCGCGGAAAGCGTGGCGCTGCCGTGGGTAACGGTAGCAATCACGCCCGCGATCTCCGTCGCTATCTTCTTTATCTCGCTTTGCTGCACGGGTTCGCTCACTGTTCGTCTCCGTTTGTTTCAAGGTCGCCCAGGTATTTCGCGTGGATCCGCATCTGGGTGTGGCTGTGCCGCGTGTGCCATTTCCAGCACGGCTCCCCGTTCGGGGCCGCGACCATGTAAGCCTTACCATCCCAGATGATCTCGTCGCCTTTTTTGGGCTCGTCGAATCCTGCCATATCGGAAACGCGGACGATGAAATCGCGCTGTTCGATACGGAAGGTGATGCCGTTCGCGTCGTCGGTCCTGAACAGCGTGGATCCGACCTTTGCCTTGATATTCGAATACAGGACGATCCCGTCCCGGCTGTACGAGACGGGCTCCCCTGTAACGTCGAACATGTCGTCCAGGACGGAATCCACGAGTTCAAAAACCGACATAAACAGCCCCCGGTATCAGTTGAGTTTCACCTGAACGACCGTTACCGTCGCGCCAGCGGGCGCGATGGTCTTGCCGCAGACGACGTTCGAGCCGCCGGAGCTGGTGGTGACGTAGTTGCTGGTCGGGTTCCAGTAGACGGATTCGCCGCCGGAAATGGCCAGCCCGGATTCCTTCGGCATCTCGAAAACGCCCTCGATGGCGACGGCGCCGATTCCGCCGGAGGTGATCGGGAAGTTGGCGACGCCGACGAGCTCGCCGAGGACAACAACGTCCCCGGCTTCGATTGCGCCGGCAGCGGTGATTTCGATGGCCTTGCCATCCTGGATGTATTTGGCAGTCATGGTAAACGATCCTTTCTTGAATCAGTTTTTGCCCTTGTTGAATTCCATGCCGCGGTGATCCTGCTCGCGGATGCCGAAGTCGAAGTAGACGCGGAAGCTGATCCCCAGGACGTTGAAATCCGTTTCGCCGCGTTCGACGGTCGGCTGACGGCGGCCCTGGAAATAGCCGATCTCAAAGGTGTCGACCTGCGACGGGTCGCCGAAGAGGTACCAGCCAGTGTCGGAGTGGTTGGTGTACTTGGCGTTGTCGAGGTAGGGAGACGCGACCGGTTCGATGTTGTATTTCGGGATCACGTTCGCGGCGGGGTTGACGTCGCTGCCGCCGATAAGCACGGTGCTCATGGTGAGACGCTGCGCCAGCGGGTACAGGTTCGTCGGAACCAGGAGGAATTTCGGAGAAACGGCGATCGGCTGGTCGTCGCTGTCAACCTGATCCATGAACAGGGCGATGGCCTTTTCGAGGCTGTCGACGCCGAGCGCGGACGTGGTGCCGCTCTTGTAGTTCTTGTGGGCGGCGCTGAACAGGGCATTCCCGTCGGCCTGCGTCGGGTTGGAGAGAAGACGCTGGAAAAAGACCTGGTCGATCTTGCGTTTTGCCCTCATTCCCATGGCGATCGGGATTTTGAGAAATTCGCCGAGGTCGTCATTGTAAATCATTTCGCGGGTCATGGTGAACAGCTTGCCGTAGGTCGTGAGCTGGTTCGTGGCCTTGTCTTCGCCGAGGGTGCCGGATTTGATTTCGCCGCCCTGCGGGATGATCTGAAGGTCGCCGATGTCAGTCAGGCGGTAGCGTTCGCTGACCTTGAAGTCATTGAGGTCGCCCGCGGAACAGATCTTGGACGCGATGCTTTCCTGTGCGTTGAAGGCTTTGAGCGCGGCCTTATTCGCCGTGTTCGAGAGCAGGCCGGGGAGTGCGGTCGTGCTGAAAGCGGCCCGGATCGTCTCGTTGCTGAAACCGACGGAGACGGGCTGATTTTCGCAGCGGGCGACTTCGACCATGACGTCCTTGAGGGAAAGGCCGCGAAGGTGAGCGTCGGCGATGTCGAGTGCCTGACGTCCGCAGCTTGCCTCGATGGTTTCAGGTGCGATGCCAGCACGGAGGCACAGGGACGCTTCGATCGCCTTCGCGTCGATGGCCGGACCGGAACGAACGATGATATTTCCGGTCGCCTGCGGGTGCTTCTTGGCGATCTCCTGGGCGGCGGTGATCACGCTCTTGGTGTACTCTTCCGTCCAGCCGGCGGAAATCGCGCGTTCGCGGATTTCGGGATGCTCGGCGGTGATCTTGTTGATGGCGGTGATACGATCGGTCTCGGCCTGACGTGCGGCCTTGCGCTCGGCTTCCAGTGCGGCAGCCTGCGCGGCGGTGTCAGGGGTGGGCTGATCCGGCTTTGCACCACGACCGGCGTCGATCGCGGGTGCGGGGGTTTCCACCTGGGGGGTGGTCTTGTTTTCAGGGTCCATGTTGCCTCCTTGTTTGGTTGAATGGACGTTGGAATGGTTGAAACTCGCCGCGATCTGCATGTGAGTGTCGGCGTCGGCTCCTACTGCGACGACGGAAACCTCGCGCAGCTTGGTCTTCGTCGCTATGAGGTATTCGCCCTTTATCAGCTTGCCGTTTATGGCCCGCTGTTCTTCTGGCTGCATGTGTTCCGTGGCGATGATGTCGGCCCCGATTGAAAGCTGCCATTCGTAGACTTTCCCCTTCTCTACGATCTCGCGGCCTTTCTCGTTGCCGGTGTCGATCCCGCCCTTAATCAGCAGGACGCCGTTTTCGACGGTCGCCTCGACCACGCCCAGGCGGGCCTCCGGCTCGTTGAAATGTGAAAGCAGCAGCGGGATCTGCGCGGACATTTCCATGCCCGCCAGATCGACGATCATTTCCAGATTCGACCACCACTGCCGGATCGGGTTTCCGCTGTATGCGATGCCGCTGACGTTGGCCAGGTTCTTCCCGGCGGTCGCCGCGGCTTCGATAATCAGCGTTTTGGTGTCATTCGTCGGCATTGTCTCCGTCTCCTCTTCTTGTTTGGCTCGCCGTCGCGTTTTTGTCCGGCAGGCCGTATTGTTCACGCAGCCGCTTTTCCAGGTATTCCTCGCGGGTGCGCTGTTGGATGATCTTCATATAATCGCGGCCCTCGGCGCCGCATTCCTCGGCCAGCGTCGTCGTCCCGGATGCCAGCCGGACCGCCTGGGCGTTCGCCTCTTTGAGCGGATCGACGTGCTGGAACCCGTCCCACATCCACTCGTGATCGGTTTCCGGTGCGGTCTTCCCGACGTCTGGCGTGTAGTCTTCCGGGAAAAACAGCCGGTCGAATGCCTCGTAGGCTTCCAGGATGTTGTCAAGGACCGTTTCAGCAATCAGGCAGCGCTCGCCGATAATCATGCGGAAATATGTCTGGTGATCGAGGCGTCCGCTTGCGTAATTGTAGCCGCTGGAATCGCCCAGGGCGACATTCAGCGGCATGGAAAGCGCCCGGCTCGCCTCTCGGATCTTCGTCTTGACGAAATCGGCGTGGGTGCTGGTCGGTTGCTCGGCTTTCAGCTGCGACGCCTTCCAGCCTTCGGGGAGGCTTATACCAGCGTTTCGGCAAAATTCGACGATCGTGCCAGGGTCGAGGTGTTGAAGGTTCGTTTCTCCGTCCTCGTCCGTCGTCGGCAAATCGGTCTGCAACAGAAAAGAAATTTCGGCTGCCGTCTCCGCAGCGGCCAAAACCGCCGACGTAAAACGCCGCAGATCGTTGAAAATGGGGAGGGTAGAGGCGATTTCGGATAGTCCGCGATGCTGACCGGGGCGCACGATGTTCGCGTAGTGGATCACGTCGTCCGCTGAAACGAAATATGATTGACCGTCGGAAAAACAGCCATTCGATCCGGGATGCACGCGCCAGAAACGGTATTTCGTCGCGTTTCCTTCCTCGTCAAACAGCACGCCGTCGACCTCCTTCGGGACGCCGCTGTCGTAAAACTCGATCGGGGTCGCCGACAAAAGACTACTGCCGACCTGCTCGGATTCGTACAGGGTAATATCGAGTTTTACCAGGCCGCGGATCCGCTTGTTGATCTCTTTCTTTATGAAGACTTCGCCGTCCTGTGCCTTTGTTCTGCGAGCAATTTTTAATTTTCGGCATAAGCCGATTTCTTTGCACCATTTAGCCCAGCGGCGCTCGCGGCGGTCCAACTTCTTTTCCCACTCTGCCGCCGTCGTTTCGTCTTGAATGTCGCAAAGGGAAAGCTGGAGCCGCGGCCCGGTTCCGATGCAGTCGTCCGCCAGCGTGTTCAGGATGCCGCAGGCGTAGCCGTTGTTTGCCACCTCGTAACGGGCCCGGCTTATGATGATTTTGCGGATGTCCGGGGAAAGTGCCGCGTCCGCGGAAAGCGGATCCGCTCCGCGCCAGTGCCGCATAGATTCCGGCGACCGGCTCGCCGCGTCGTAGGATGCCCGGACCGGGATGAAACGCAGTGCCTTTTTCATCGTTCTGGCCCCTGGGTTGAAATTCGCGCCAGTCCCAGCTTGGAAAAAGGATTTTTTGCGGCCTTCTTTTTCAGGTCCCAGTTCTCGCCTGCGGCGATCTGTTCCGGCTCGAAAAAGGTGATTTCCTCGCCGTCGGTCTTCGCCGTCTTGATCCGTTTCTTGGGGTCTTCGCTCATGGTTTTTTCTCCGAAAAAAAATTTTTGCTTATTATTTCCGTCACGTTTTGAAAAACGGGACAAATAAAAACAAAAAAAATCACCTATGCGGTAAAATTCTTTTTCCCGGAACGATCTTTTTTATCGGTTCCGCCAGTCTTCCCGGCTTTTTCGCCGGCTTTTCGTCCTTCTTCGTCCCCAGCTCCAGATCGACGCCCAGCGTCGAGGCCGCAGCCATACAGCCGACAACGGCGTCGAGCCAGTGATTTTCCCGTCCTGGGACCAGCTTCCAAACATCGACGCGCCGCCCGTTCCCTTGCGTGGGTGTTGAAACCTCGGAGGTCCAGTGCTCCGCCAGCAGCCGGTGTGTCTCCGCGTCGGATCCGAAAATGGTCAGGCAGCCAGGATCGCCCGCAGTGGTAAACAGTCGCGCCCGGAAAAAACTTTTCCAGTAGTTCGTGTCATACTCGAAAAGCCGGGCCGAAACCTGCCCGCGGACCTTAAATATTCTCCAGTTGAAACCGAGTTTCACGCCAGTCTCCCGGCGGTACTCGCTGAATGGTTTTTGCGCGGCGGTGATGCCGCGCCCTTTCGACGGGATGAGGATGCGGGCAAATGGCGATTCTTTGCAGAAACGGTAGACCGTCTTCGTGCTCTCGCCCCATGCGCTGTCTATTACGCAGCGTTCAACATACATTTCCGAGCCGTCCTCGCGGGTCCATTTGCGGGCCAGGATGTCGCCCGTCAAGTCCGCCAGGGCCGAATATATGGCGCCCTCGCGTCCAGCCGACGGGTAAAGCTGGGAAAAAGTCGGCTGTGCGTCTTTCAGCGAAAAGTAGCGCCGCCGCTGGTCCGGGAAAGCTCCATAATCGACGATCCAGCCGGTGAAATCGTCGGCGAAGGCGGCGACCATCCAGTAAAGGATTTTTCCCTGCACATCGACGAACATCGTGAGGTGTTCCGCTTCGACCGGGACGTCTCCGCGGCGGCGGTGGTTCATCCTCGCCCATACGTTCTGGATCGTGATTTTCTCTTGTTCGCCGGTGTCGTCTGCGATTGGTTCGTTTTGATATTCCGAGAAAAACGTGTCGCGGTCCCGTATGAACAGGTCCATCGCATATTGCAGCCCGGACGCCTCGCCCGGCTCGAAACGTTCCGGCCAGGAAACGGCGCCGCCTTCGTCCATCGCTTCTCTGTGTGCCAGATAAAACACCGTCGCCGCTTCGATCGACCCGTCGTTTCGTAGCGATTCGGCCCAGATCTCGGCGTATTGGTTCCAAAGGTCCATGTTTTTCGGGAAACTGGTCAGCAGCTTCCGCCGCTCGCCGTTCCATTCTGGATGTTTTGCCCGATCCAGGATCTCGTCCGCCATATCTCCCGGCCTGATTACTGTGCATGGCATGACGCCAGCGATTCGGATGCCGGGCCCTGAAAGCCCCAGAATCGCGCCCGACAAAATCCGCAAGCGCTTCCGGTTTTGTTCCGGGCTGGCCGCCGATTCGTCGGTTTGCGGGTCGTCAATCAAGACAAAATCCGGGCGGAGGCTTTCACCGGTGGCGACGGCGGCTTTCATACCACGCAGGCGGCCAGTAATGCCGCGGACCTGAATGACGGAGCCTGACGCGACGCTGCCAGTGACCGTCGGCAGGACGATTTCGCCGTCGGTCCATGTAATGCGGGTTCGGATCCCACAGCAGGTTTGTCCGTTGCAACGGTTGGCGATGCCGTCGATCTTCCGCACGGGAAACGCGATTTCTGGGAAATCCTGAAATAAAAGCTCGTTACATTCATACTCCATCTTGATTTCTTCCAGGTTGCCGCAGGCTGCCTCCTCAGTTGCGCCGATGAGTGCGACAAATCGCCGGAGCCCATACGAAATAGCCCAGATCGCCGCCCTCTCGCAGATGGTTGTTTTTCCCGTTGAGCGCGGCATGGCCAGCGCGAAAAGTCCGCCAGTCAAGACGGCGGCCTGGATTTTTTGAATAACGACCTCGTGGTCGGCGCTCCAGGGCTTGTCAAATTTCTGCGGGAAATAGGTCTTCAAAAACTCCCGGAGATTGTACCTGCAGCGCTCTCTCCTCGCCGGATCCACGACCGACGGGATCTCGCCGATGTCGCGCCCAGATAGGGAAACGTCCGCGGCGCGTTTTCTGGCCGCCTCCTTGATCTCCTCGTAGGTCCGTTTCGCCTGCTGCTTCTTCGCCGTCTCCTCCGGCGGCCTGCTACGGTCGCGTCGATCCATGAGGACCGCCAGGAATTTCAGCAGCGACAAAGATTTCCCCTTTGTGTCCGCCGCGATGCGGTTTTCGTTCCGCAGTTCCGCCGCGACCTTGTCAGCGTTCGTAACGGTTCCCAGGCTGGCGCTGTTTATGACTTTTGCCGCCTGCTTCGGTGTCAATTTATTCAGGTTTATCATTTTTCGCCCCGTCCTGGATAAGCCACGCCACGTAATCTATCACGCTGATCGTCCCGTCTTCGTTGGTCGGTGCTCCGTCGGCGATGTCGCGCCGGATGTTGGCCGTCGTCGCCTCCTTGCTTCCCATTTTGTGCAGGATGATCGCCAGTTGTTCAATCGTCAAGGCTGTCAGCGATATTTTCTTTTCCACTGCGCCACTCCTTATCGAACGATATGATTTCGTCGAAAAATTCGAAATAGAAATCCGCCAGCCGCCGGTCGATCGTAACAACGGTTTGCTCTGTTCGTGGGTTGGTGTTGATGTTCGCGCTGGATTCAATGACAAACGAAAATTTCTCGCCGATCGCCGCCATTACCTTGCTGTGATTCCTGAAAACGGCCAGCCGTCCGCCGCAGTCTCGGCAGATTTCGCCCAGCTGGGCGTATTCCTCCGGGAAACTGCCCGGCAGGATCTCGCCGACGTAAAAATCCAGCCGCCGGATCCGGCCCAGCCGGATCAGTCTGTGGTATTCCTCTATATCGACCTTTGAAATGCACCAGGTCGAGCATAAAAGCCGGTCAACGGACGTTTTTCGGAGAAGCCACTGCAGGAAGCTGAAACTGTCAACGTCGCCGCCGCTGATAAAGTGATACGACGCCCCGCGTCTCACTTTATCCGGCAGCAGTTCCTCCAGATGTCGCTCGCTTTTCAGTCGGTGGAAAAGGTGCATGTTTCGGATCTCAATCACCCGCGATTCGATTTTCTGATCCGTTTCCTCGATCTCGTTGAAAAGCTCGTCCATCGTGAAATCGGTTTTTATTTCCATTTTTTCGCCCTCCGCCCGGCAAAGAAAGAAAGTGTGTCGATTTTTTCGACTACTTCCCCGGTGGTAGGCCGCCTCGACCCCCTTCCGGGAGGACCCGCCGAAAAATCGTCAAAAATCGACCTTTTTCCACGCTTCCGGGGCCTTTGTGCCTTCCCGCGTGCCTTTGTGCCTGCCGCGGCGGCTTTGTGTTCGTCGATGTACTTGTCCGCGCTCTTGATGTCGTATGTCAGCGCCAGCGGCGCCAGCGCCTTCCGCACGTGCCGCAGCACGGTCTTCGTCGAAACGCCGTACTGGTCCGCCACTTCCCGGACGCTTTGCCCTTCCATGATCAACGCATGGCAAACGCCCTGTATCGGCCCGGCCAGCCCGGCGATATAGTCGCGGATGTCGGTTTCCGCTATGAAGCGGTCCGTCGTCCGGTTGTACGGTCGTTCGATGTACTCTTTGTGTTCGTCGTTGTCAGGCATGATTAAACGGTATCGCCTTTTGGATTATGGTGATTTTCTTTCGCTGCATGTGCCGCAGGATACTGTGCCGTTTGTCCCGGATCAAGCCGCTGATGAAGGTTTGCGCCTTGCTCTTCTTCGCGTCGTATCTCCAGCAGCGCCGCCAGACGTACAGGAGCAATTCCTGGCGGTTGTCCTGCCAGTCGTCCCGTCCGGTCAGCACGTCGATTTCTCTCGCGTGAATCGTCGCGCAGCGGTCGATGTAGTCGTAGTATTCGTCGAACAGCATGGCCTCTCCTCGCTATATTATATCTGCCGCATCTTTCAAAACCGGACAAATCAAAACGGGATTTTCTCCAGATTTTCGCCCGTAACGTTATAAGCCATAAGCAGGACGGCCTCGCGCCCCAGCTCCGGGACCATCACATGATCGAACGCCTGGGCCTCCGCGTTGTAAACGTTCAGCATTTTCACGACCTGTATCGTCGGTTCGATATAGCCCTCCACTTTTAGGATCTGCTCGTATAGGTTCAGCTGTAAGGCGTAGTGCCAGAAATTGCAATCGGGCAGCGCCGCCGTCGCCACGTGGTTTCCAGTGCGTCCGCCGAAACTCTCCCGGCAAAGGGCTTTTATATATTTCCAGTCGATGATCGCCACCATACCGGGGCGTCGGGCCAGCACGTCGATCGAGCCGGCGACCTGAAACCGGGGCGAGAAAACCAGCTTTTCCGGCTCCAGCGTCGAAAATGCGGCTTTCATCTTCTCGACTTCAAACCAGGCGGCCCGGAATCGGGTCCGCTCTTCGTCGTTTCTCGGTTGGTTCATCCGATCGAGCTGGCCGAGGATCTGGCGCTCGCAGTTCTCATGGCAGCGCGTCCCGTCGTCGGCGGCGGCCTTACCGTTCGCGGTCCACTGGGATTTCAAATCCTCCGCTGGGATCCCGGTCTTCGCGGATTTCGCAGCCGCGGCGGCGTCGGCGTCGAATGGCGGAAACGCTGAATGCACCAGCGTCGTCGCTGAAATGTAGCTGATCCCGATGTCGTCGATGTAGCTGTGGTCGTCTTCGGTAAAGGTTATTCCCAGCGCTCCCGAAGGGTGAGCGGCTTTCGATGTTCCAGGCATTTTATAATTTCCTCCACGCCGCGGCGCGGCGTTCGTTGAATCGTTCCGGGGTTTCGCCCAGGCGTCGGACCAGGGCGGGCGGTGCAATATGACAATGCGGCGAGTTTTGAAGCCACCAGACGCGCTCTTTCCAGTGTTCCAGGATCTCGGCGGCGCGTTCCGTCTCTCCGGTGTTGATCGCTTCCACGATCGCCAGATAGTGCTCGTTCGCCTCGAAATCAAACTTCCGGCGGTTTTGAAACGGGATCGTGTTTCGTGCCGCGGAAATCTCGCTTCCGATGTTTCGTATTTCGTCGTTAATCGTCATTATGTTATTTTTTCGTTTCAAAAATGGACCAGATGCACCAGGGCGACCAGGGTGATTTCCTATATAGAGGGCCCTATATAGGCGGCCTGTATATATTATTTTATTTATCTTTTTTCTTTAGAAAAGGTATGGAGCAGTCCGGGCATAATTGAAAATCAAAGGTTTACGGGGTGGTGCAAAGGGTGGTGCAAAGGGTGGGCGGGGTGGTGCAACATTCCAGAAAAAGCGCGAAAAGCAAAGGCAATGTTTCCGAAAAATCCACTGGTCCCCCTGGGCGAAAAAAATGTTTCCGAAAAATCCACTGGTCCCCCTGGTGCATGAAAAACGGCTTTTTCATCCTTCCGAAATCTCCGTCGTAATCTTGTTTCCACGGGCATTTTTTTCGGTCCCCGTCGTCAAACTCAATACGCGGACGTCGCGGTCTTTTTTCTGGTAGTTCCATAAAATCCCGGATCGTCGCGTGATCTTTCCACTATGGGCCGGCCAGCGCATGATTACAGGATCGACCTGTGGGATCATGCCGGTTTTCGCCATATTTCGGATAAACTCCGTCGGCGTCTTGTTTTTCAGCCAGGCGGCATTCCGAAACCACTCTTCCAGCACATACGACCGGATGAAAATGCGGTCTTCCTGGGGGTTCAGCCCAGGATGTCCGAAAAGCGGTTCGGCGCTGATTACATGCTGGTTTATTTCTTCTTCGATACGGCGGGCCAGCTCTTCGTCTGTGTTCGTCTCCTCCTTCTTTCCGTTCAGGTATTCGATCACCTTCAAATACTGCTCCTCGGTCCCGCAGGCGGCTTGCAATATCTCGACTTCAAACTGGGGCATTCGGGTCACGGGCGACGCGCTGAATGGCCGGTGGTTCTTGATGATGTCGAGGATGTCCGCGAAGATCTGGAGCCTGTTTTTCTTGATGTAGTCCAGAACGTCGCCGGTCCAGTGCGGGTTCATCTTCGGCTTGGCGATCATGATGTAGTAGGCGCGGCTGGCGATGTCCGTGTCTACGGTCGCCCCGTTCACTGTGACGACGTAGGTCAAATTATTCGGGCGGCTCTCCTCGCCGCGTCCGTAGGTCGCCCGGCCCGTGATACTGCCGGCTGTCACCAGCATGGCCAGGTTCGACGACCGCAGCGTCCCCGTTACGTTATCCAGGCGCAAAATTCGGGCGTTCCTGCCCTTCGTGCTGATAATTCTTTTTACGACCTCCTGATAGTTTTTCTCCAGGTCGTAGACGCTCACGTCGATCGGCTTTCCCTCCAGCAGGTTTTCGCCGTACAGATAGGCGACCATTTCCGGGATGATGGATTTCCCGCTTCCCTGCCCGTTCGGGCTGTCGATGATCCACAGCGGCCTCGCAGCCATAGGTTTATAGTAGATCGGGGCCATAATAAAGGCGGTCAGCATTGATTTATTGATTTCGTCGACCGGGTTGAAGAAATCCACGAAACGACGGAAAACGACGTGATCGTCCGACGGCGCCGGGATTGCCGGGTGTGTGTAAAAAACATCCGAGCGGACGGGCCAGTCCGGGGTGAATGAAATGGCGGAGTAGGTCATGGCCTCGCTTTTCAGGGCGGCGAAAAACTCGCCTTTCGTCGTGCAGCCGTCGATCTTGGACCACTCGACGATCTGGCGGGTTTTCCGGGCGATCCAGGAAAACAGATCCGAGGCGTCGAACATGTACGAAATGGCGCCCGTGTCGTGGTCCCGGTCGAAAAGCTCCTCGCCCACGCGATACGGAGCGCCGACCAGCCGAACGTGAAGATCCGCCACCATTTCGTTTATCTTCCGCGGGACCTTTTCTTTCTTCGGCTTCCCGTTCGCCGTCTCGCCGTCCACGATCTCGAAATTCGTAAACGCGGTTTTGTTCGCCTCTTTCGCGGCCTCCGTTGCGGTCAGCTGCTTCGGGGCATAGGACGGCGCGTTCTTGATTTTTTCGGCCAGGTCCGGCCAGGTTCCGCCCTCCTTCTCGAAATAGTCCGTGACGTCGCCTTTCGGCAGGCTGGAGCAGTTCACGATCTTAATGTCCGCAGCGGTCCCGAAAAGGTCGCGGGCAATCATTTCGCCGTGTTCCGCCCCCACTTCGTCGTTATCGGGCAGGATGATTACGCGCTTCCCGCGCAAATACTCCCGAAACTCCGGGCGCCATTTTTTGGCGCCGCCGCTGTTCGTGGTCGCCGGAATATCCAGCTTTTTCAACGTCTCGACGTCTTTTTCGCCCTCGACGATGATGCACCAGTCGGAATCGTGGACGCGGCGCCAGTTGTACGGGATCGGCGTGATCCCTGAAATGCCCCAGTGCGTCTCCGTCCCCTGGACAAACTCTTTTTTCTTCGTCGGGTGCTCCATCCGGCAGACGAAATAAACCAGCTTTCCGTCCAGGTCCCTGTATTCATACCGGGCCTTTTCGACGTAGCCCTCCGCGATCAGCTCGTCGTGTCGGTTCTTCCCGGCGCTGGCGGTCTTTTTCTGCAATTTCACCTCGTCCAGGTGCAGCCACTCGCCGAGCCATTCCTGGGCCTGCTGGATCTCCGTCGCGCCCAGGCCGCCGAATTTCGACCGGGCGCAAAGTTCGACCAGGCCGCCGCCTTCCTCCGTTACATGGTCAAACCAGCGGTCGCGCTCGACGCGCACGCTGTTGCGTTCTCCGTTTCGCCAGGTCGCCGCGCAGCGGTTCCCCGTTACGGTTTCGCCCAGGACCTGCTCGACGAAATCAATGCAGCTTCCGCGTTCCTTGATTTCTGCAAAATTAAAGTGTTTCATGCGTTCGCGTTCTCCTTCCTCATTTTTTCGTCAAGGGCGGCGACCAGTTCATGCTCCAGAACGATCCTTACGCCTCGTTTTATGGCGGCGTTATACTCGGACGTCGCGCCATTACTGAAATTCCAGCCATCCAGCATCACGACAGTGGTCGCCTGCTTCACGTCTTCCATCGCCAGGCGCAAATATTCCTCGTAGCGCTTCCCGTTCGGATGGCGGGCCGGGTTCAGGACCTTGCAGC